TTGTATTCCACTAAAACTAAAACTTCGCCTTGGATCTTGTTCTGAAGAAGGGACAGTTGGAACAGGCGTTAATAATCCACTAATGCCACTTAGTACCAAAGACGCACCAACTGAGGCCGCCGTAGAAGCCCAACCCGCCGCACTAGCAAAAGCCGTCCCACTTGATAAACCTGCTAAAGAGGCACCACCAGTAGTGAAAGCCAAGGCAACTAAGGCAGAGCCTAAAATAATTTTTCCAACGTTTCCACCCGCACCAGCGACAACAGGAACGATAGAAATATCACTCTGCCCAGTCGGATAATGCAGCTCTTCTTCTGATAAATCCCAACTTCCAGCCGAAACTTTATACTGCTGGTCGAACATATGTTTTTCTATGCCTTTAAAATTAACGCACAAGAATTTCATTACTTGAGCTACATTATTTACTTCTGCTTCTAAGACACGCTCACCTACAAACTTAGCTAACTCGCCGTATAGTTTTATTTTACGCAAACTCATAACGAATCCTCTTTCCTATACATTTTAGTAGCCACTCGTCTAATAAATCACGACTAGATAAACGATCTTGTAAATGATGTAAAAGCAACTGATCACCAAGATATAAACCTATATGGTTTAAACCAGGGCTACGCATACTCATTAATACTAGATCATTCTTCTGTAACTCTTCATCAGGTCTTAACTCTCTAAATCCTGTATCAGCAAAGCAACGATCAAAACACGGATCTTTTATAAACTCATCTGAACTTATAGGTCTATCCCAATCCCTTAAATCTATATTTAATTTCTCTTTATAGTAATCACGACATAGAGACCAGCAATCGTTAACACCCCATACCCATTTACGACCTATCAAAGGTGCTTTATATCCGCAAGGTTCATATTCAACCCATTGTTCTAAATTTGGTTGAACGACATACCATTTAAGTTTTGTCTTTTCACAAGCAACCTTGTCTGCCATAGACAGTTCTGGGGATGTTACTGGATGACTATGAATAATGGCTGTTATTTCTCCTGTATCTTCTGCTTTTGCCCAATCTTCTGGGTCAATAATAAACATATCTTTTGGCTTGTCTGCCAGATTTTTACAGGGAAAATACTTTTCTTTACCTTTAATAATGAGAAGTAAACCACAAGATTCATAAGGATCTTCTCCCTTTGCATGAACCAATGCGTTATCTTTCCAAGTCATGAATAAAACGATCCAATGCCAGGGAACTCTTCAGGCAATACTTGTCTTTTAGGTAAACGAACACCCATCACATCTATTTTTGAAGCTAATTCAAATTCAACAATCTCTCTTGTTTCTACCGATTTACGATCAATCACATAAATCTCATCTGGAAATAACGCAGACGTATCAGGTGTGATATTACTTGTACCGTTCTGTATTTTTAACTGTTCTTCCGTTGTGAAATTACCAGCATCTAAATATCGAAGAAGCGTTCTTCTTCTTGTTACTTTTGCACCCTCTAACCCCATAGGTAGCGTTAAAAGTAATGTTGTGATTGTTCCTAAAATATTACTAATTCTAAGTTTTGGTCTTGGTAATTGCTTACCGTTGTATTCAAAACCTTCAGCCTCTATGGGCATTTTTGTATAGGCTTGACCATCAAAAACAATACTTCCATTTGCATTTTGACTCGCTCCAGCATGAAAACGATATACAGTATTAGCCCCGTGAATTGTTGAATTTAACTCAAGAATAAAAAGCTCAATAATTGCACTAGGGTCTTGTTTCTGTAATTCGCTAACAGGTACAGCCATTATGCTTCAAAAACCTCCTGAAATGTTGCTCTTATAGTTGCTCTATTTAAAAATGGAATAGTTTTAGTCCAATAGGGACAAATGTATTTTCCTGATGAACTTTCTCCTGGTGGTGTCCAAGTAAAGCAAGAACCTGTCCCTGTCGTATCTGAAGCTCTATCATTCAGAAAATTTTCAATAACGTCTGACTCGGTTTCGGAAACATTAAAAGTAAGTTGATAACGTTTTGGACTTTGATTCAGTCCAAACCTAATCCTTGCTTGATACCCGTCTCCAAATTGAGTAGTTCTTATGTTAGGTTGCGACGTTTTTGTAATACCGTAAGCAGGATGAGGTGCAGAAGGATTTGTATTTGGATTAGGGAAAATTGCCATAATTTACGCTGCGGAAAGAAGCCCTCCTGGTCTTTTTTGTCTTGCAATTTCTTCTGTGACGGCTGATGAAATTGCTCTCCCTAGCATAGCGGCTTGTCCTTCATTGCCTTGAACTTCTGAACCAGAGGCATCAACATTAACCACGATATTTGTTCCTCCCATTGCATTATTTGGAACGATATTACCGCTTGAATTTGGAACAAATAATTCTGGGCCTTTCTCTCCAACGATGTAAGGTGATCCCCCTGATACTGGGCCTCCCAAAGCCTTTGGTTGAATACTTGAATGACCTACTACATGACGACCAATATTTGTATCAACAGCAGAACCAAAACCCGATCCCACCGTCCCTGATCCTGAACCAAAAGATCCCGATGGTACTGTGTTACCTATAAAGTTCAAACCTATTCCTAATATTTTCATCTGTATTTGCTTTGCAATCATTTGTGCAGCCATATCTAAGAACATATCTGCTGTCCTTTGAAATAGATTTGCTAATGCTTGTTGCGCTGTCATTGAACCATTAACTATCCCCTTAAATGATTCTCCAAAAGCATTACCAACTGTTTCTGCTGTTTTAGTTAGCTGGAACAAAGGACTTTGTAACTGTTCTATCTCGTCTCTAACAGTTGCAATATTTGTAATTAACTCCAGCCTAAATGCTCTATTTAGCTCTTCTCCTAACTGTCTAACTGCGTCTTGTTGACTAGTACCCAGTAAACTTTTTATTCTTTCATCTCTTATATCTTCTCCAGAAACAGCACCAAATCTACCCTTACCTGGATCTTGCCCACTAAACCTCCTTAGTATAGGTAATCTATTAAACGTCTTGCCTACAGACATAAATCTGTCAAAATTACTAACTTGATCCTTTGTTCCTATTACATTCTTTTTCTGAACCTCTAAAATAGAGTCTTGTAATTCCTTTTGTACTTTTAAACTTCCTTCTGTCTTTATTAGATTTAAAAGTTGATCAGCTTTACTTCTACCTATCTTTCCTTCAGCAGCCTGTATATCTTCAATTAACTGCTTATTAGTCTTTAAACCCTTTACTAAGTTAAAAGTACCTTCATCTCCAAAAGCTATAAGAAGAGACGTTCTAACTGAAGCATCAAAAGCAGCAAAACTCTTAGCCGCATCAAGAGCTTCTTCTTTTGTCATATTTAAAGTCTTGCCTAATTGTTTAATGCCACTAGCGGTAAATAAGGATGAACCCCCTGCGGCCGTTATAGACTTATTAACTTTGTCTATTTCCTTTCTAAAATCAATAGCTTCTTGAATTTTTTGTGCAACAGCAGTTGCAGCAATTGATCCAGCAAAACCAAAAGCTCCTCCTAATGCACCACCTGCTGCACCTCCAACAGCACCAGCACCAGCCGCCATGCCACCTTGCCCAAAGAGAAGAGGAAAGAAACCTCCAATCAGTCCACTGCTAACTGCATTGGCCCTTCGTCCAGCAATACCTCGACTACTTGCAAACACACCTTGAGGGTTTGCTGCCTTACCAAAACCCAATCTGTTATATAAAGACTGTCTTGGACCTATTGCACCAGGAGCATACGCAGTCGCGTTGACTTGTGTTGCTTGAGACTTTTTAACAGCAAGAATTTGTTTTTCTGTGCCTAATAATTGTTTTGTGGTTTTTAATTCAACTTTTCTCAATTTATCCATTCGTTCCCTATGTCTTCTGATTGATTTTGAAACAGGATCAGAAGCACCAGTACGCAAACTTGCTCCAGAGGCAACACCACCACCAGCTTCAGATAAACGTGCTGTTTGAAGTTGTAAATTTTTCGCTTGATTAAAATTCCTTCTATCTACTTGATCTTGCAATCTTGCTCTAAATTCTCTTTGCCATGCAGATTCATAAGTAGCATCTCTACTAAACGAAGCAAATCCTGTTCCTCCTCTTTCTAAACCTTGTTGACGTAAAGCCAACTTTTTATTCATTTCATAACGAAACGTATTCCCTCCAAAACCACCTGTATTAACAGGATACATAAAGCTATAAGGGCCATCTCCTCCAATGCCTGCCAAGCTTTTCCGAGTTGAATATCCACTTCCACGTAAACGTCCATCATTCCGAAACTGTGGGCTACCAGGGCCAGCACCCTGCATACTTCTATATTCAATTAGATCTTTGAATTGCCCCCCAAGCTGAACCCTTTTCTTGGGATCAAGCATTAAATAAGTTTTACCTATCTCTCTGTTTAAACGAAGAAATCCAGTCCTTGCATCATCTGTAAATACTTTTAAACCTTTTTGAGTAATTAATCTTGCTTGATTTAACCCATAAACTGCTTTACTAAAAAGTTCAAAAGTTGTTTGTAAATTATTAAATTTTGACTGTGCAGTTGAAGCTGTTTTCGTTAATAAAGCTAATTCTTTATTTGTACCTTCTATTTGCTTCTGAACTTGTATAAAACCTGTCCGACTTCCGCTGCCTCTACCTGCAATAATATCTAATTTTTTTTCAATGCGATCTAAACTTCGAAACAACCTATCAGTTGCTCTTTTTATCTGTTTATCATTAACAACAAACGTAAGAGTCCTTGAATATCCCTGTTCAGCCACTTATTTTGCCTCCAACCCAGACTATCCCTTTAGTTTACCTGCTTTGTGTCCGACTAGCAGTACCTCTTTGAACTTTATCTTTTTCTCGTTCATCTTCTTCATGCTTTAAAGCAAAATAAGCTGACCAACCTATCACCTCTTCCATCGTTAATTCATTTGCCAAACGAGCAACAGTCATGCCTAACTCCTTTGCTAAAGCAAACATAAAATAAGATAATTTATCAGCTTTTCAAATCAGCCTGAACTTCTTCCACCTCCTTATCGGTACCCGATTCAAGCATCGCTAATTGTATGTCCTGCAAAATAGCAGCTTCAACTTCTCGTCTCAAAGCAGCTTTATCCCCATCTTGAAATAATTTTTTACCGTCCTTATCTAAAGCTTTTTCTATCATTAAAGCCAAAGCAAAATCATTAGAATCATTAATATTTGTCTTTTTCTGAATTGATTCTCTTTCTGCAATCGTCAAAGGATGCCAATATACAGTTAAAACAACTTCGTCATCTTTTACAACATCATGTTGATATAATTGACTGATACCAAATTTGCTGCGAAGGAGTTCAATGGCTTTAGCCATAAATATGCTTTTAAATGAATAACAATACTATACTAAGCGTTTGCAGAAAATTCACAAAGTATTACTCCAATAAAATGTGATTCATCTTCTGTATCAAAAACTCCAGGCCCACTCAAATCCCTAGTTCTAGGTTTACAACTATAGGTATCAACATAATCGGAAGCATTAACAGAAGTCATTCCATCAATCACAGACTCACTAATGGCAGCTAAAACCGATGTTCCGTTTGATTTTGGAACATGAACATTACATTGAATTGATCCAGAATAAAAATCACTAGAAGCACCTTGATTCTGCAAAGCAGATCGTCCAAAATTAATCGACATCGTTATATATTTAACACTTTTTCCAGGGGTCGTATAAGCGATATTGTCATAAACCATCTGAACAGTAGGATCAACATCCGTCACTGCATCGGTAATTGCTTTTTCAAAAGCGGCTCGAACTTTTACAAGTGTCATTACTAGTCCTGATAAGGATACT